ATGAAGGAAGTGGATCATTTGTCTGAACAGATTCTAAAAGCTAAACAAAGTAAATCTCAAAGCATCAACAGTTGGGTTAGAGATAAAGAGCGCCTATCACATGATTTTATCGAAGACTCAATAAACATTAAGTCTAAGCAAATAAATATTGGAGATATATATACTTGTGAGATTGGCGAAAATATTGGTGAAGAGCAATGTAATTCCCGGCCAGTGTTAGTAGTTTCCAAGACTTTTTATAATAACCACTCTTCAAATGTCACTGTAGTTCCATTAAGTAAAACGATATTGACTAAAGTGGTAATCAAAAATGGTAAAAGAAGAACCTCTTTAAAGGTTAGAACACACTTTAAGTTGAAAAAGACCGATTTTCCATTCCTTGATGCAGACTCAGCTGTAAAGTGTGAACAGATTAGAAGTATTAGTAAATCTAGATTATCTGTAAAAAAAGGTACGATTGACACAGATACTTTAAAAAAAGTTCAAACTCGGCTTAAGGACTTGCTTGACCTATAAAGATTAATGTTTTAAAATAATACTTAGTTCGATATTTTGCCTATCTAGTCATAGGCACTTTGCGCGAGAAATTGGTTTGAGGCTATCTCAAACGCATGCTCGATGGCATGTTGTTATTGCGCTTTTTCTTAGGACCCTCAGGGTCCTTTTTTATTTCCATTTTTTACTTTCCATTCCACGTAAAACCATTACAGCCACTTCCGCTCGGGTTGCTTGCCGATTGGGATAAGTCCCGTCTGTGATGCCGACTTCAACAGCTTCACCGAATTCTTTTTGCAAAGATGCAGACGGCTTTGCATGCTTATCATCTTTCTCCACTGGCTTCTCCTCCTTCTTTGGTTCTTCTTTTTTACCGCCACTGTGGACGAGCTTGCCGGATTCGTCATAGACGTTAAGGCCGGCATCATCCGCAGCCTTCTTCGCAATCGCGAAGCTCATGAACGCGCCGACTTGTGACTTCGCATCTGTCCAAGACTTCCGGACGCGGTAGAATTTCTCTCCGCCGGACGATGCTGTTTCCGCCTGCCCCTTCTGCAACCCGAGATATTCAGCAATCCCTTGAGCGATCGCCACACCTTGCACCATCAATTTTGCATCGTTCCGCATGGCCTTGATGTCGATATTCGAATCCATGAAGCCGCCCTCGGTCAAGATGGCCGAACCTTTAAACTCCCGCACCATATGGAGGTTGCCGCCCTTGATGCCGCGATTGCCGAGCCCCATCGCTTGGACAATTTTCGGATGCACTCTATCGGCCAGTGCTTTTGATTTAGGATTCCGCGAGACAGGTGTATAAGTGAATGTTTCCACACCGCCATGATTGCCCCATCTTCCGGTCATCGCGTTATGATGAACGCTGACCAGTACATCTGCTTTAAACGCATTGGCGCGATCGGTGCGTGTTTTCAAAGGTACGTCAGTTCTGCCTGTCGGATCGTCCAGCCGGAGCACTTCCACATTGCTGTAAGTATTCAACTCAGCAATGGCTGCCCGAACGACCTTATCATTGAACGACCATTCCCGCTCTCCTGCAGGCGTGCGCTTGCCAGCTGTATTCATGCCATGACCGGCATCGATAGCTACTTTTTTGACCACACTGCTCACTCCTTCGTCATATTTCGACAAACCATATTGTTCAATCACTTTAATCAATTTTTCAGGATAGGCCGGATCCGTTGCGTAGCCTGCAGCAAATACAGCCTGCGCTGCCTTCCGGTAATCCGTTTCATCGATCACTGCTGCATACCGGTTATGCTTCTCCCAATCGAGCCCATGCGTGTATTTATGAAGCAAATCTTCCACACATTCAGCGTACGATGGATACCTGCGAAATTCTGAGACAGCTGAATACCATCCCCGATCGGCGCTCCATTCCTTCGAATCTTTTGCGTAGACTTCGCCGCTCCAGCCGCTGCCCTTCTTGATGCCAAACAGATTATTGGCTTTGACAGCTAGCTCTGATGTTCCAGAAGCAGATTCGAGAATTCCTTGTGCAAGCAAAAGAGAAGGCAGCACGCCGGCCGCCTTCCCATATTTCTGCGCAATAGGCGCGAGTCGATCAATAAAGCTTGTCATTTTTCTTCACGTTCGGCGCCGGTTTCTTATAATCTAGCCCTCGACGGCTATCGCTAAGACCTTCCGTAATCGGATCCGAAACAAGGCCCAGAAACACGAGGATGCTGAGTACAGTATTAAAAAGGGCTTCCGCCTGTTCTGTAAAAGCGTCGCTGATTCCATAACCAAACATACCAAGAATTTGCTGCACAAATAAAAACACCAAAGAAAAAAGCCCGACCAGGAATGGCCCGTGCTGTAGTCGTACTTTCCAGTTAACCTTCATCTTTCGTTTCCTCCTTCTTTGCCACCTGGTGCTGTAGCATTTTGTTTTCCTCGATCAGCTTAAATTTGTCCACTTTGTCGAGCGTCTTGTCACGAATAACCATCTGTTCCTTTCCCGCCGGATCTTTGTTCAATTTCTCGAGCGCGTTGTACAACATCGGCGGAATCGGCACGCCCAGCTGTGCAGCATTCTCCAAAATCGACAATCCTTCATTGACCAGGAAGAAGCTTGTCACGCCGAGGATGATCCAACCGCCGGTGTCTTGACCAATCTGAATGAAGAAATACTCGACCGCTGCAGTCAACGCCAAGATGATGAACACCGCGAACTTTTTGATCAACCCTGCCATGCCGAGTGTGGAATTTAGAGACTTTGTGACATACGCCCTCAACAATCCCGTGATCATATCCAAAAACATTGCAAAAACCAAGATGACGGTGACCTCGTTAACGACTCCCGCCAAGTACGCGCCGAAGCTCGTGACGGCTGCCATTAACCCTTTCACCGCACCTACCTCCCATCTGAGCATATGACTCCTCCTTCATATTCTCACGCCCCCTTATGTGATTTTCTCTCTAGTTGGTAATGTAAAAAAAGAGCGCCCATATGGACACTCTCTAAACCAGCGTTTTCCATTCTCCATTTTCTTTGATGAGCGATTCGACAATCGGACGTGGCTCACCGTCTATCATCACGAATCCCTCCACAGGCTCTTTCCAAGCGCCGTCTACTTTAATCTGTGGAAAAGGTGCGTAACGTTCCCCGCGTACGTACCAGTAACTTCCCTGGCGACCATCAATCGGATAGGCACCTTCATCTGCGATGACTTCGTCCACATATGTTCCGCGAGAATAGTTTGTTTGCACCTCGTATATTTCTCCAACGGCGCTTGTCCCGCTTCTGCGCAGCTTTAGGAGCGTTTGCCCTGACGAGATACCTCCCGGCGGGTTTATTACTTCATCTTCATTCGACCCAGCTCTGTAACGATCCTCTCCTGTTGTCGGAACGGAAGTGTGGTTGCCCGAGACAGTGAACATTCCTGTGAGAGGATTTAAAGTGTAGCTTTCATACCCTCTTGTGGAAAGCATACTACCGAGAATGCCAGCATCTTTCACAAATTCCTCTGAATAATTCGTCCTCGCTAAATACCGCTGATAAACATACTTAGCCATCCACACTCACCTCACTCATATCGGAAATACACCGACCCGTCTTCTAATCCCGCTGGCGGTGCGCCTGTGCCAGTCAGAATACGTCGGTGTCGATCTGTTTCCGCTAAATGGTTTTCGATTGCACTAATCCAGAATAATGCTTCCGCAAGCTCAGCTTGGACGGTGCTGTCGAATTCGGTTTCGGTACGGAACACGATGTCTTCTGCCTCTGGTTTGTCAGACAGGTCGGCATAGGAGCCGCTGAACAATGCCTTCCCCGCTTCTTTATCGACTTTTCCCGCCAGCTGATTAATGATATTCGTGGCAAAATCCGGATCGTTGTTGAGGGCTGCTGCAATCTCGTAAAGCGTGTCCAACGCTTCGGGTGAACCGTCCACCATTTCCGCTAGTTTTGTGACGGTATACTGCCGAGCTGTGGATAGTGCCGCGTCCGCTTTTGCCTGTGATCCGTCTGGTGTTTCCTTCGCATCCAGTTCACCCTGCAGCCCGTCCACATCCGCAATGTGATGACGATGATCGTCGAAGTACGGATCGGATGGGTACGTCGCGAGCAATGAAGCGACGTCCGCCTGTAGATATTCCGGAACACGAGCAGGATCGAAGTCTTGGTAATAAATAAAATCCGCATAGATTTTGACTAGCGGATTTGGCTTGGTTTCTGTTGCCATTCATTTTTCCTCCTTTCGAGAATAGAAAAAAGAGCACCTAAAAGGCACCCTTTAAACTTCCACATATGTTCTTCCATTGTCATGCGATTCCAAATGATAACGTGGACCTAACTCCAAGAAAATGCGACCTTGTGGATCGATCTCAAATCCATAACTCTTGTAATAACCGAGTTGTCTTTGATTTTGATCAGGTGATTGAAATTTTCTCTTTCCATAAATTTTTGAAATGTCTCGTTTGTAACATTCGTCAATGGCGATTGTCATTAGGGCCGTTCCGTAGCCTTTGCCGAATGGTGGTTTCCCTTTTGGCGAGTGACCGTCTCCTTCTAGGACACCAACATCACCAATCATTAGGGCGTCTTTCTCAAATACACCGGTCAGATAGGAAGAATAAATACCGTACCCGTCCGTGTAAAACAACTCAATTCGTAGCGTGTCACCCGTTGAGCGATTCTGATTCATTAAAATCCACTCTGCATATTTCGTAGAAGCGAGTTTCAGATCGGTGCCTTTCGCGAACCTTAACAATTTCTTCCGTTTAAGGTATGCGGTCAAGCGTGAATCAAATTTCGGTTTTCTCATTCCCATCCCCCTTTGTGTGTCTAAAAAGGTTTATTCGACAGGTGGAAGGGAATTCCTCTTTTGGGAATAAGAATTTTAATCATTAGCATCTGAATTGCTAGTTATAAAATTTTGCAGAATTTCTAAATCCTTTAGCTGTAAATCCATGGATCTTTCTATCATTGTAAAGGTAGATAATAATCGCTCTATAACAATAGTAGAACACAAATACGATAAAATCATTCGAACCTTGCTAATAAAATCAAGATTTTTGAACTTGATACCCTCGGGTAAAGTACCATGAAATTCTTTTAAACTTTTCTTAGACAATGGAGATTTGAGGTAATCTAATTCTCGTTCACCCATTTGAAAGTTTAAATTATGAGCATACGAGTTCCTGATGTCATTAAGCTTAGTTAAAGAAGCATATGCATCTTTTTCCACCAATCCAAGTGCATAGACAAGTTGTAGTTTTTCTGATAGATACTTTAATTTTAATGCTTCAGGATTTACCATTACCTTTTCAATAATTTTATAAAGTTCTTGTTCTATAAACATATGCGCTTTCAGAATGATTATTAATAAATTATCATGTTCAGTTTCGAGTAAAAAATCATCTCTTACCTTAATAAATTCTTTAAACATCTCTTCTTTTTGCTTCTCGCTTAATTCTTTATCCATTATTATCTCGCATCCCTTCCTTTTAAATATACTACAAGGGATAAAGAGAAAATAATACTAATATTCTTTATAATTCAAATTGAGAAAACTGAAAAGCAAAGGATTTAAAAAATTTTAGGTATTCTTTAACCATTCATCTAATTAGAAAAGAATTTGAAATTTTATTCCTCTACCTCCTCCATAAACTCCCCCTCAATCACCCGCGCAAACGCCGGCGAATCAATATCATAGGTCTCCACCTCCGGATTGCCGTCGAGATCCACGAGCGTTCGTGCGAATTTGTCATGGCACATGGCTTTTGTGCCGTTGATGGACGTGCGCCAGTTCGATGTATCAAAGCCGACTGATTGCCAGTATGCGATTGTTGCGATGCAAAATTTCATAAGTTCCAGCGCTCCTTTTCGAGTTGGTAGTTGTGCGCGACTTCTTCGGGTGTTAGGGCACGGTTGTAGACGCGGGACGTATACAAGACTCCTGAAAATAAATAACCAGTTCCCGTATGCCTAGACCAGTTCCCGAGGCCGATATACCCACCCTGTACCAACTTATGCTCTTTACTAGATATATATATACCATTGATATATAAATGAAAACTGTCGCCATCATAAGTCACTACTATATGGTACTTCTTGTCGAAATCCACACTATCTCCCGAGAAATATAGGTGAGTGTATGCACCCACCCCATCTCCCGCAGAGACGACAACTCTTCCTCTTCGGATTGTGACCGCAAAACCCGTAGAAGGTTGCAGTATATTCAAGGAGCTTAATGGTGCACCCCATTCAGATGTATCTGATTTCAAAGATGTGGTTTCATAAGTGCAAACAACCGAAGGAGATAAGTTTATATTTCCTTTATCATCCACCCCATCAAAAACCAAAGCCATTTTAAATCCCCCACCTCTCTTTTTCCATTTCGAAATTATGCTGGATTTCTTGTTCGGTTAGTGCGCGGTTGTAAATGCGCGCAGAAGAGATGCGCCCTGCGAAAACTTGTGCGGCAGGATTCATCGCTCCAATAATTAAATTAACCCTTGAATAATTTAAACGCCCTGGAGCATCTCGGATGAAATCTGCTTTCGCATTTATAAATAGAGATAGGGTTTGCGAAGCGAAATCAAACGTTGCTACAACATGATATTGTGTGTTCTTTTTGAGGTTCCGCACACTGAAGTTGTTAGGTGACGCCAGTCCCCCTATGTTTACATTAAGTCTGTCGTCACTCCATAGGGCAAGACTGAAAAATGACCAGTTTTTATCAATAAGTCTCTGCCAAGTGCTGATTGAGCCCGTAGTAAAAGTAAGTTCTAAAGACATGCTTTGAATGTTCTCCAGTGTTGGCGGATTCCCTATAAAGACCAAATCATCCACGCCGTCAAAGTTTACCCCCCCCGAATTTCCATAACCTTCCACATACCCACTACCTTCTTCGAAAGCGAAATTCACCAGTTCCCCGTGATTGCCGTTGCCGCTTAAGTCCTCCGCCACCGCACGCTGGGCATCGCTGTTTGTTCTGCCCATGAAGTCGTACCACAGAACCAAGCCGTCCATTACAGGTGACGGATGAATAATATCCCCGCCTTGATAAGCACGAGCGATTTTATTCTCGCCGATATAAGCGTCTTTGATTTTCATGCACTCACCCCCTCACCCAGTACAGAATTGAGTCGTCTTTTTCTGGAATGGCGTCGTATTCTGCGAGTGTGCCTGTCCACAGACGGATTTGCCCGACGCCATTTTCATTATGGTCGCTCATGGCTTGTCGGACGAATTGGTCGGTTTCTGCGACGGATGACGCGATATCCGGAAGGAATTCTTCCTGGATGTATGCCATTTGTACAGCCACCGTGCCTATCTGTTGCAGTTGATCCGCACTCTGCTGCTGGGCGATATTCCCCTGTTCCGTCGCAAATTCTCCCGCCTCATTCGCCCCGTCCCGCGCCTGTTCTGTTTGCGGAATCAATTCTTCCACAGACGAGCGCACCATTTCCGTCGCTTCCCGCTCTTCCGATGTCGCCAATCGTTCCGCTTCTGTATTCTGCCGGACAGTTTCGGTTTCTTCCTTCGTCTGATTCGCTAAATATGCCGCTGAATCCGCATCATCTGCCGCACCGTCTGCACGAGTAGCTGCTGCATTCGCACCATCCCGCGCGGTATTCGCTTCCGTAACCGCTGTTGACATCTCGTCGAGCGCCACCTTCTTATCTGCTTGCAAATCTGCAAGCGCCCCGTTAACAGCGCCAGTCAATTCTTCCCGAGCCTTAATAGCCGCCAGTGTCGCTGCTTCGGCTTCTGCCATGATTTCCGGACCTCGCACAAGTACCTGTTCAATCAGTGAACCTTCACGCTCCGACGGCACGTATTCGCCTGTTAAATCCTTGTCGACCTCGTATCTAAATTGCGCTGACGTGTTACGACCGTCCACAGAATAGAGCTGGACAGCTGCACGCACACTGCCTGTTAGGAGTGTTTCATCTGTGCCGAGGTGGAACATGACTCCATTCGTCCCTTCCACACGCTCGCCTAATACATAAAAACTCTTGCGGTCCGGTCGCTCACTTGTCATCGTGATCGTCGGGAAATTGTCTAGCAGTCCCTGATCGCTCCTCCCGTCATCGGTTACGCGGACAAGAAAAAACGTCGCCGTGTCGCCTTGTGTGACGGTCGGGACGTAATACTGAGTTTCCTGCTTTAAGTCCACCTCAATGATATGTGGCACTGGTTTAGTTATCATTATGAGACCTCCTTTCGTTATTCGGGTTTAATCGCGCCGAACCCTGTAATCCGTTGCGTTGCATAAGATCCGATTAGCGCTCCAGCGAATGCGACAAACTCCCCGCGCGAACCATTAAACTGGCTTGTGGCGCTGGTGAGTTCCTCGTTATCCTCCGCCTGTACAACCACTTTCGTGCCCGTGTTTAAATACACGTCAAACAGATTATCCGTTGCATCTTCCGGCAAGACTGGCGCAACCATTGCGATATTCCCTTTTCTCTCCATGATTTTCGGTCCAATGTTGATAAATTGAGCACTCGGGTTCGCGAATGTACTTTTCAGCATGTCGATGTCCACGTCTTTTATTGTCCAAATAACCCCGTCTTGTGTGTAAATTTTAAAATCCATCAGTTTTCCTCCTTAAATAAATTGCAGTCTACGGCGTGTACCGTTGCCGTCATACACATTCAAAAAGTTTCCATCGATTCCAAGCGCCAGCCGTTGATTCAGCGACGTTCCCGTGAGCACAGGCATGTCGTTCCCGAAAGACGGATGACGAGCTTCGAGAAGTCCGCCCGCAATGATGTAAGATGCAGATAAGGTGATGCTGTCCCCTTGCGAATAGACAGTCGCTCGGCCGTTATTAAAGCTCAAGCCTTTTAGCTGGCCATTATTCGCTCGACCAAACTCAACTCGATCCGCAACTCGGACGATCCCTTCCAGCTCTATTTTGGTAGCACTGATCAACGCACCCGCAGGAGCCAACTCAATCCGGTTGATGATGTTCGCGCCTGTGTAGTCGGTATAGCTCACTTTTTGCGTAAGCGTGCCCGATACAGCATCCAAGTCTTGCTCCACTGTTGTAATCTTGGTTCCGAGCGCGGTAACGGTAGTGTTTTCCGCCTTCGAACTGATACGCCCCGACAAGATGTTGAAGTTTGCCGTAGCTGTATTTTGGACTTTTCCGACTTCCGCGTCTGTATAACTTTTTGTCGTTTGAACAGCCGTAGTAACTTGACCAGCAAGAATGTCGAAATTTGTTGAAGCTTCTTCTCTGACCTCTCCGAGTTTTTCGTCGGTGTAAGTTTTATTTGCAAGAACCTCTCCGCGAATACCATCCGCTTCAACGATCCAGGAAGCATAGGCTTCCACGATTTCACCATCTAATCGCTCCGCTTCTTGGGTGATGCGCTCGTTCGTCTGTTCAAACTTGGTTTGGTTCTGCTTGTCGTTTTCGTCGATTTTTACTTTTTGTTCAATTAAAATATCCTGCAGCGTTTTCTGTTTGGCATTCCCGAGAGTGATCGATTTCGTGACCCACTTGCCGTTTCTGATGATAGTTTTTTTAGCGTAGATGCGAGTTTTGAATTTCAATTCCATGCCCTCGTATATCAGCCAAACACGCTCTCCAAGATCTCTATCCTTTAGTTCAAGCGCATCAAGCTCATAAGAAATGTCCGGATAATCTTGTAGCTCACGTTTAATGCGCTCAGTCAGGGACGCAGGGATCGTGTACCGCTCGTCTCGTACCGGTTCCGCTTCACGGTTTTGTGTGCCGTAAATATCCGCGAGAGGAGAAACGTAGGTGACTTTTAATCCATTCGCACCGTAACCCGTAATCCACGTACGGAGGTTGCTAGCATCCACACTTTTCGAGAGAGCTCTGATATTGTGCTTGTAGCGATACTGAGTGTCGTGGTCGCCACCGATTTGTTTGGAAAAATGCACGCGATTCCCGGGCATGATTTTGAATTCACACTCGAAGGCTGCACACAAGTCCTGAACCAGCTTAATAACATTCCCTTCGCCATAATTCGGAATCAACGCGGATCCGATCACGTCGCTTGAGAACACCCATCCCGTGCCAGTGAAAACGTGACTCGCAAACTGCTGGAGGGTTCGAGTGCCGCCGTAAATTCCTTCGCGTCTGTGCCCGATCAAGTCGTAGAATGTTGACAGGGCTGTAACGGTCTTCTTTCTTGGTGTTTCTTTGAGTTGCTTAATCCGGAAGTCATAGCCGTTGGCGGAAATGATGGCTTCTTCTTCTATTAAAGAGTGCCCCGGATTATTGGCATGAAAAAAAGAAGTAAAAGAAACCGTAAAAGTCCCGTTCACTTCTTCATTAATTTCGGCATCTTGAAAATTATTAATTCGTTCTTTCTGTCCGTTATTCGTGACTGTTAGCACATATCTTCATCCTCCTCACACGAAATAGAAGCGCGTGGATATCGACAATACAAAATCTCCAGTTGCTCCACTAATCTTAATTTCGTTGTTTCCGGGAGCGAAACTAATCATTTCTTGGTTTGTATTTCCGAACACCGATAGCCCGTTCTTCAGGGATTGGACACCGACCAATCTCAATTCATCATTCGCGACGGTGTTACCGTTGTATCTCCAAACATCTCCAGTAGTGAGGTTCGTGATGGTGAGCGATCTTGACGCGCCACGAAAAACAATTTCCGTTTCGTTCTGGGATCTCATGTCTATTGCTTCCGTTCCTGGATTCTTGAAAATGAAAGAATCGGTGTCAAAGTTCCGGGTGAATTTAGACACGGTTTCGGCAAACGGCGAAAAGGCGACTAGTTGAATGTCAGCAGTGCCAAAGCGAGAAACGCGTTGAAGATCAAATTCTCCGCTACATTTTACTTTCCACCGCTTTCCTGCTGCATTCTTATCCATTAAGTAAAACGGCTCCCTGCTACGGAATATTTTAAAGATCAAATCACGTTTGCGGACAAGATCCTCTGTGTTGATTCCCTGGACTTTCAGTCGACATATTAGTGTGCGCGGAAGGATGGTCGTCTCTAAGTCGTGGTAGCCGTCCTGCCCATCCGCTTCGAACGTTTCGTAAGCATATGCAGGGGAAGATACTATGAAGTCCAAGACCCTCAGACCATTTTTCTCTAAATCGTAGAATTCTCCGTTTAACCTCTTTATTGTCAGCAAAACTAACCCCCCTTTACAATGGACTGGATAGACATTTTCCCCGCCTGGTCCATACCAACCGCATCGCTCATCGCTCGCCCCATCTCCTGACTGTCCACCATTATCACGTTTTCGATAACGAGCTTGTCGCCAGTTCTCGGTTTCGGACTTGCTGCTTCCGTGGCATACTGCCGATCATTTCGGTATGGGGTAGCCGATTTTGCGTTTCTGACCATGCTTCCGGTTCCCAGCGCGACTTCGGGAGTTGCCCATACGTCCATTCCTGATGAGAGGGAATTCAAAGCTTCGTAAACAGCTTTCGCGTTTTCGTCGATTCCTAGTGCGATACCTGCCGGAATCATTTTCCCAATGTCGTCCCGCATCAAGCGAGATGGCGAATGAATGTCGAGAGCCGACTTAATGGTTGACTGGATGCTGTTTGCGATACGTTTGGCTGTCGACATCAAAGATGATTCATTGGCCAGCATACCCTTTTCCAAGCCCTTAATAGCGTCGAGGCCAACCTGATGCATGCTATCAAACTCTTTTTTTGTTCCAAGGACTATTTTTTTAATTGCGTCCGTCCATTCTCGGTTTACGACTTCAAGTTCTTTCTGTGATTCATAATTCAATTTTTTGATTTGTTGAGTAATGTCATCTTTTAGCGGCTCTAATTCCCTACTGGCTTGGCTTCTAGCGAGTCTAAACCTTGTTTCATATAAACTAGAGAACTCCTGCAATTCACTATTTGAGAGAGAGTTCAAAGCCTTTAATTCAGCAAGAGATTTCGGACCAAGCGCCTGCAGCTCTTCAAACAGCGCATCGTTATCAATACGAGTCCCTAAACTCGAAATGACTGCCGTATACTGCGTGAGTGCGGTTACTTGAGACCGCAAGTTATCAATCAGCTTCTGCCCGGACACCTCTTCTTTCTCCGCGTATTCATCCAATAAACCGACGAAGTTCACAAGACTGCTCACACGGTTAGAATATGCCTGGTTATACTCATCGTTTAATTTCTGAGTATCGTCGACGAGTTTCTTGTCAATCTCGACAATGCGCTTCGTATAATCCTCATTCGTCTTCTCCATCTCGGACCGCATCTGCTTGACTACACTCTGGTGGTTCTGCAAAGCTTTTTCATATTCTTCGCTTCCAACTTTGGACGCGCGTTTCATCTCATTCCAGAAATGTCCTTCTTCTTTCAAATTCATTTTCCCTGCTGCTGTTTTATCTTTGACATATTTCTCAGCGATTTGGATGAGGAGTTTACTGCTTTCTTGAGCAATCTTCTCCCGTTCCTGTGCCATCTTCTCCTCAATCGTGACAATTTTCTTGTTTGCGTCTTCAGTTATTCTGCGAATTCTAACCGTTTCATCCTTAGTCAAAGCACGCTTTGCTTTGGATGCCTTTGCCTGGATCGAGCTGATGTCTTCTTTTGATCGCTTTTCAATCGTCTTGATTTCCGTGTTATGTTTGGCAGTGTCGTCTCTGACATCTTTGTTCATCTGTTTGATGATGCCGGCAATTGTGTCCGCCATTTTCTTCGATGTCGCGTTTACTGCCGACTGCTTGTCTTTCAGCCCTAGGTTGACCCCTTCACCTGTCTCGTTCCCGATTTTCCGAGTAACGCGAGAAGGTGAATGGATTTGAAGCGCCGACCTCATTGTTCTAGCCACACTGTTAGCCAAGGCTCTCGCTGTAGACAAGACCGCACCCTGCCCTGCGCGTAATCCGGAGTTCATGCCCGACATCGCTTCCCGACCAATTTGACTGAACTGCGCGGGAGTGTTGTTGAAAGGACTCAGCAGGTCTTTTGATAACGTCTTCATGACGCTGACTTGTTGCGGTGCTCCAGTTTTCAAGCGTTCGAGCATCTGGCTCATGGATTTCTGAGCAATCCCCGGGAGTTTATCGAGTGACTTTTCAATTTTTTTGATTTCTGCATCATAATCTCGAGCCAACTTCTTCATCGTCTCGATTTGCAGACGACCGCTTTCTTTCAACTTATCTAGCACATTTTTCATGGCTTTTTGTGTGACTACTGGCAATTTATCAAGAGATTTCTCAATCTGCTTGATGGCATCGTCGTAGTTCCGGGTAATATCGCCAAAGTTTTTGCTTGATTCATTTTGGACAGATTGGAACATTTTTTGAATCGCTTGGATGACCTTCGCCGTCCCATCATTAATGCCGAGAGCAAGACCGTCTGTGACATCTCCACCGATTGCCTTGAATACACGGGAAGGACTATGACTGTCTAATGCAGCCTTTGCGGCCTTCGTCGTTTCGTCAGCCATTTTCTTGGAAGAATTCGTCGCGTCTTTGATGCCTTCGTCGATACCGCTCGCAAATCCGGACGTTACATCACCGCCAATGCCAGGAAAATCTGCTGCGGCAATATCTGATTTAAGCGAGCTTTCCATCCCTACAACCAAGTGACCGACCGCATCCAACACACCGGAGTCTTCGATGCCGAGCGACTTGCTAAGCGCGTCTGTGGCCACGTCACCGCCCTCAGAGAACGCCGTGCTGAGTCGTTCCAATTCCGCATCGGAAGCATTGACAAGTGCGTTGACGTGTCCGGCCGATTCCGGACCAGCAGCTCTCAGTGTTTCGAGCAGCCCTTCATCTACGCCTCGTTCGGCGAGCGTCGCGATGTTTTCGGCCCATTCGCCGATGATCCGCTGGTTCTCTTCGAGATTTGCGGTCATTTCGCTGACGGACAGTTCCGATTTGTCAGTCAGCGTATCAAACATATCAGTCGCCGCAGCGGCGTAGTCTTCCCAGGAAGATTTCATCGATTCAACCGTCGTTTTTTGCGTTTCAGACAATTCATCGAGCATCAACTTCTGACGACCGACATCCTGTTCCGCTGCCGCTGCGACCGCTGCAGAAGACTCGATGATTTGCTGGTCAATGGCTACGCGCTCTTCGCCGGCCAGTTTATTGGCTTCTTTGAGCGAGTCTTCTTGGAGTTGCAGTTCTTCAAGTGCTGTTTTGTGTTCTTTACTTTTCACGGTGCCGTCTTCTAACTTCTGGCCCCATTCTTCTCGGAGCAAATTGATTTCTTCGAGTTGCTTCTGAATTTCAATCTGCTCTTTCATGACTTCAGTTAAGCGCTCCTGCGCCGCGTGAAGTTTTTCTTCTTCCATCATGAGGTTAACCCGGTTCTGGATTTGTTCGGAAGACGCACTCAGAGCGTTTGCTTCCTCGCCGTATGCAAGGTTGAGTCCATCCACATTCTGGTTAAGCTGTTCGATGTAGCCGGCCAACTCTTTCTTTTCTTCACCCGTCAGTTTTTCCTTAGCGGCAAGTTCTTCCGCTCTTGCTGCAAGCTCTGAATAGGCCTGTGCGTTCGTTTCGATATGCCCCTGGTTCTTTTCGTAAGCTAGCGCATTGTCTTCCACAGAGGTCTTGAGGTTATCTGTGGCGGTCGCGAGTTCTTCTGTTTTCGCACCCATCCGCTCGCCCTCTTCGGTCGCTGCGTTGAACCATTTTACAATGCCGACCACGCCGGCAACAAGAAGACCCACAGCTGTGATAATCAACCCGACAGGCCCCAACAAGAAACGAATTGCCGCCCCAAACGCATAGCTCGCTGTGGTTGCCACGATCGTCGCAGCCGTTTTCAGGGATATGGTTCCTGTCAATACCCCAATCGCAAATGTGCTGAGCGTAATCGCACTGGTCTGCGCGACTGTGGCTGCAGCGCCCGCCCGGTCAACGGTGGTTGCCGTGATCTGTGCCGCGACTCTTGCATTCGTAGCGAGTGTAAGTGCCATTGTTGTTGCTCGAGCCGCTGCAATAGCTGTATTCGCCGCTGTGATGGCCGCCTGCGCTTTCGAAATGACTGTATAGGCCGCGTATGCCGCGACGAGCCCGATGATGGCCGGGGTCAATGCCTGGACAACTGGTATCGCCGCTTGAACGGCCGACACGAATACAATGACGACTGGTGCAGCTCCTTCGATGACCGAGCCCATAAATTTAAAGGCAGATCCGACTACAACTTTCAAGCTGTCCAGGTTTTGAGCAATGTTTTTTCCGGTTGTTGCCTGCGCCAGTCGGTCGAATGAGCCAATAATGTTCGCAATCCCGACCGTTACGGCGTTCTTCAAGTTTCCGAGAGACGTTGCAATACCCGCACTACCGGATGCTGCCATATCAGCGAACCCGCCTACTCCCTCGTTCAATTCGATTAATTTTGCGTTGAAATCACTGAATACGATATCACCGCTTTTCAAAGCCGCGTAGAGATCGTTTTGCGCCGAAGCTCCTGTGAATCCAAACTCTTTAGCGGTCTCTTTGAGCGCGTAGCCCATCGTCTCCTGCAAGGTACGCCAGGACATGATATCCACAGAACCTTTTGAGAGCATTTGGACGTACTGTGTGAGCCCTCGTTCTGCATCCCCTGCACTGGCCCCAGATGCCAGGAAAGCGTTATTCAGCGCTAACGCGGTATCTGTTGCCATGTCCAGGTCACCGGTCAATACCGCTATCCTTTGCGTACTGGACACGATGCCATCGAGTGTTGTCGGCAAGCCTTGAATACCGTCTGATAGTTTATTGATGGACTTCTGTGCCGATTCACTGCTAAAACCCATCCGTTCCATAACGGTCGGGAAAGCGTTCAGCGTATCAAACCGCGAGATTGCCCCACCAATTGCAGATTTCAGGACGTCCATTGCCTTGGCTGCGATTGCTACAAGACCGAGAGACGTGGCTAAATTTTTGAATCCTGTGGTTGATTTCTCCACTCCCTGCCCCGCCTGAACTGCTGATGTTTCCAATTTCTTTAAGTCGTCACCGGCGCGGACAACCGTCCTGGAGTCAACTTCTACGTCAATACGAATACTTCCATCTGATGCCATTATTCTTCCACCTCCTCGCCTAGTGAGTAGGCTCTCTGCAGTTCACGCATAGTCTGTTTCGTTTCTTCGGAATCCCCTTTAGAAGGTTCCCATAGACGTATTTGGATAATGCGCTGCATTACGGTGTCACTCGGCAACCCGTTCAATAATGCCTTGAACTCATGCCAGTGTAACTTCCCCTGCTCTTTGTACAAATTTATGTTATAAGCCTGTTGAAACGAGGCGAAAATGTAGTCTGCGTCTTTATCAAAATCAATCACCTGCTGCTGCTCTTTTTGGACAGGCAGCGGATTTCCTTTTCGGTCCACTTCAATCGTATGCTTTTCATCGCTGTGGATGAACGTTTCGTAGATGTGATTCCATAGAGGAAAAATTAATTCCTGGCTGTTGGGTTCTTCAAGCAACAAAGATAAACAAACTTCCACGCGTTCGAAATCCCTAAGTGATTCATCCTCCAGCACATCGAATGCATCCAAAACATTGTCAAATGCTAAATCAATGGCGTATACTTTGCCACCGAATTCAAATTCCGTAACCAGTGGATCATTTAAGCGCATAGCCCCGACCTACTTCTTTTTAACTTTTTTGTTCAGGTATTCCGCTTTCTTTGATTCGGTTAGTTTCGTGCGCTCGACCTCTAGTTCGACGATTCGCTCGCTGATGGCCGTGCCTACCAATTCCAGTGTCTGTTCGAGAGCCATAACATCCGGATAAGCTTTATAAACCTTCTTGAACGTACCGTCACCGAAAATGATGTCGTATTGTGCCGCAATAAACTCTTTGTTGACGTCGAACGCCGCATCCACCGTTTTGATGTCCACTTTTTCATAATCAACATCATCCGGAAAATGAATGTGCTTCGCCTTTTCCTGTGCTTCCTTCAATTTTTCCTGTGCAATCGCATCCAAGTCGAAGAATCGTCTTAGATTCTCCAGTGAGCTGTCAAACCACAATTCGATAGAACCCAGTTTCACCGGAAAACCAGTGCGTTTTATGTCAATAATCAAATCTTTTCCCATGCTCATCCTCCTCAATACAAATAAAAAGATGCCCTGAATGAATCAAGGCATCTCACTCATATAAACTTCTCTTACTACTCAGCCTTCAGGCAAAACTGTCTCTTTCGGAATGCTGTCGAAACGGATGTTGCAGCTGAATGTTTCGTAGGCGCTTGCATCTCCTGCGCCAGCTACAATAGCCGTAACCGTTGCTCGGCCTACCCACTCTTTGCGACCGTCAGCAGATACCACACGGTGCCAAACTTTCCGGCCTTCCCCAACTTTGTATTTCAAGCTGGCAATCAGCTCCTGTGCCGGATCTTCCGGATCATAATAACCTTCTGGCGTGTAAGCGCCTGCCACAGAAGTAACCGTGGTTTCCGGTGTACCATCCCCGTCGTAAAACGCTTCATCTTCCGTTGCTTCTTGTGTATCGTCCCCGATTGTAGAGATTTGGTGAGCCAATTCTAGCCATTCCTCGCCCGGCTCCGTCTCTCCTGGTGTGTAAGGTTGTAGAAAATGTCCTCGTAATGCGTTCTTCGATTTAGCCATTCTTTTTTTCCTCCTTGAGTACTGTAATATTTGCTTGCACATTCAATAAAAAAACGAACCAGTCTTGATCATCGATTTGATTGATAAAAGGCTTGCTCGTGATGACGATTCCCTCAAATTGAAAGCTGTTGTTCTGACTTTCGATTTTCTCCAGTTGTTCAAGCTCGTTCTGAATCATCCACAATGCGCTATTGATTTTATTGCTGGACTTCGACTTCATGGCGATCTCATAATTCAGCTGCTGATCCTTCGTGCCGTCCATGTACTCGATTACGGTTCGCGAGCCGGGTAAAGGGTATAGAACCAAAGATTCCGCAACACCGAGATAGCCAAGCACACAAGTGGCAGGGAGTCCTGGTATTTCATTTATTTTGCCTTGCAATCTTTGCATAAAATCCATTACCAATCTGCCCCCTTCACAAATGCGTCAATCCAACTACTCATGAACATGCGTTTCGCTTTGATGTCCCAGCGTGGACCAGTGCCGGGCGTCGTGTAATTCCGCATGTACATGTAAAACATTCTGGCCGCATACGGCGAAGAATAGATGATAGAAGATCCATCACTGGAGATATGCGATTCCATTCGCAAAATCCCTTCACGCATCGGGACGAAGGGGTTCATATCCATGATGGCCTGATTCGCCATTGCGTAACGGCCTCGGTTGATCTTCGCTTGGCTCAGCTTCGCCTTTGCCGGTTCCAAGTTGATTCTCACCTGTGCCATCAGATCACCTCTATTTCAACTGAATAGAGAGTAGAACTGAAGGCTTCGTGGACTGGTACGACTTTCGTGACCGTGTGTTCAATGCCATCGAATACCAAGACGGATTGCGGTTTGAATCTCGGCACAGGAGACGTGATCCCTGCGTAGCAAAAGACAAGCGCGTTATAGATCAGTTGCTTCCCCGTGGACGTCGTTGAGTATTCAGCACCGCGGTCAATGCGGCAACGGTTAATAATTACAGGCTTGGCGTATTCAGCTTCTGACCAGTCGTTCAGGCCCACATACTCTTTATAAATAAACGAATCGACACAGAACGCAGCTGGCGGTTTAGGGGTTACCATGTACTCACCCCACTAAACGTCAAACCCGTTCCTTCAAGAAACATGAACACTTCTTCCGCCACAAGCGACTTGCTCTCGTTTTCTCCTGCCGGATTGAAGCGACTTGCGTTTGATACCCTTGTCCGACCGGCCGAGAAGCTCTGTGGTGAGCTGTTGATCCCTTCGAAGGTAGTGGTGCCCAACGCGTTGAAGTATTCAATCTGACTGCTCAACGCAAGTTTAAACTGTTTTACACGCCACGGGTTGTCCAGTGACATCGGATATCTGACATAAAACTGACTGGTCACATTGTCCAGGACCGCCGAAGCTTTCGGCAGCAACTTGATGAACTCCCCTTCAGAAAGCTCATCGCTTGTAAGCCTCTGAAACTCTTCATACGTTAGATAAGGCATGTTACCCCTCCTCAAGAAGAGGAAAGGTTACTCACCCTTCCCCTGCTTTTCCTTTTCTTTATCAGCTGGCGGTGCGTCCTTGCCATCCGGTGAATCTTGCTTACCCTCGCCACCTGATGGATCGCCAGGCTTATCAAGGCGCTCATAGCCGAAGTCTGCGTATTCTTTGTACGTGGCGCTCTGCGCTTTGATGTTTTTTACAACTTCGTCCGCGCGTTTGACCGTCATCTCGACGAGCTCTTCCGCTTTGACTTCACGTTTCAATTCTTTATCACGATAGTTTCGATTGAATTTGAATTCTGCCATTTAAATCACCCTCACCCTTCTGGAGTTGTTGCCGCACCGATGCGAACAATGCGAGACTCATCGACTAGCGCTACTGAATAGTGTTGGTCAGCGTTGAATTTCGTCAACTTCCGGTCCATGTCTCGTCCGGTTTCTGGTAGCAACTGACGTTTCAAGTACGTTTTAAGAGCACCTGCTTTTACCGCGAACCCTGTGCCGTCTTCAATTTTTTGCGAACGGACGATTTCCCAGCCAAACAATTCCCCAAAAGCGCCGGTTACAAGGATGCGATCACCTAATTCAGATGAGCGCGTCCATCCGTTCATTGCTTCTTTGCGGAGTTTTGCAGCGTCTTTGTAAGAAAGGAACAGAACACCTGTTGTGTCGACATTCTCGAAGTTATCCGGTGCATCTACGAACGTCGCTTCCAATGCATCAATCAAGTCCAAGTTGATCTCGTGCTCGATGGAAAGTGGCGCTGTCATTGCGGTGTCCACAATGTCGTTATCGACTTTAGATGCGATGGACATTCTGACTTGGCGCTGTGCTTCTCCGACAGGATCCCCATATCCGGAGAGAACGGCTTCATCCGTGAGAATTACCCCAATACCTGCTTTTTGGATTGTGTATTTTGCCGAGTCCGTAGTGAGCTGTTCGTACTGGATCGGTTCGCCTTCCGCTACAATTTTAGCGTCGCCAATGTACTTGAATTTTGGCACTGTGATCGTCGAGCCTGGCTGCCCTTCTAAAGTATTATCGATTGGCGCAATTCCACTAAATTTAATCGCTTTCGGAAGCTGCGCGGAAATAATGGCAGCCATTACCTCCGGATCGATTAGGTTTTGTAATTTAGTTACTGATGGCATGTTACATTCCTCATTTCTTTTATTTTGTCAGTTCGGTATACAATTCTGGATTGTTGGACTTCAATTCGCTTAATTCTTGGTAACTCATTTCCGATAGACTCTTTGTCGTATTCGTTGAGCCTCCGTTCGGATTGCCCGGCGTTACGATGTTGGGCGTGTTGGGCGGCGTTTCTTCCGTTTCGAACAGATAAGCGTCAGATTCCTTTAGTTTTGCGATCTGATCGTCCAGTCCTTTGATGGATTCGCCGTCCAGTTTGATTGTGTCCATGTCCAGCAGCGCCTTGATGGCTTTCACGTTTTTCACTTTTGCGCCGGACAAGGAGTTTTCGAGTTTGTGTTCAAAAGCCTGCGTGTTGAGCTTTTCCTCGTACTCCGCTTTCGCCGCCTCGTTCTGAGACTTCAATTCATCGATCTGGGCAGTCAACTCTTCATTGCCTTTGGCTTTTTCGCCGAGCTCCTGCAGCTGCGTGTCGCGATCCGTCAGCTGCTGCTTATAATCAGCGACCTGGCTTTCCAGTGCGTCCACTTTATCGGCCTTTTCTTTCGTTTCATTCAGCGTTTTGCCGTGCTCGGCCATGATTTTATTGACTGCTTCGTCTTCGAGGCCTAAGCCTTTTAGAAATTCTCTGTTCATCATATCCTCCTACATTTGTTGACGCGGTAGTGTCCGCGATGGATTAGCTAGTTGACGCATAGCTGCGATTTATTACATAACAAAAAAGACGACACCTCGCCGCCTTCATGATTGACCCCAATACGCCCTTTCAGGCGACAGCACCCATTGTCAATCTTCCCGTTGCTCTTAAGCCCGAGACGGCAGATGTGATGGATCACCTTAACCTTTCCGGCATATCGCCTGCTTATGGCAAAGCAAAATCCATCACCCCTTTCAATCGTAGTATTTGAAGTCCCTAACGAGCGAATCAAGCGGCGTATAGACCCGCTCACGCGCATAATTCCGGCGCAGGTACTTGTCATTGCCTGCCAAATGCTCCCGCATCACGCCCTGTCGTTTTCGCACCATCGACTTCCAGTATGCCGCGCGTTCCGCTGTGCCCATTTCCTGCGAGACCATCAAGTTCTTCTTGTACTTCACAATCTCACGCTCAATACGGCGCTGTTTGTTCTGGGCGGCCGCCACCTGTGCATTCGTCTCCGCATCGTATTTCGGCTGATTGTTCGTATTGACGCCAGGAACGAAAGGTACGTGCAGATGGCGACAGTTGACGCCCCTGTGCCCACCAGGCTCGCCGTATTCAGCCTGCCAGTACGCATCGTAAATGCTCCGATAATCGCTGTCCGGTGGAATCTCATGCGGCTCACGCAGATCCACGACATTCCCTTGAATACGAGAACAGGCAGCCCGCGCGCCCATGTGGCTGGTGACAAGCACGGTGTATACGCCGTATTCGCTCATGCGCTCTTTCCGGATGGCGTCATACGTATTACCGAGTGTGGACTTGAGTACCGTCCGGGCGTAACGCTCCAGGCTCCATGTGTTTCCGCCTCTGTCCCGCAGCACCGTCTGGATGCCGCGTTGGGCCAATTCCTGCACAGATTTCTCGACCGCTTGCTCGAATGTATAAATGCCGGCGTTGAACATTGCAGAGGTGCGGTTCAGTACATCCTGATAGGCGCGCTGTGCAGAACCGGCACCGAACACCGTCGTCAGCAGTGTCTGGTTCACGTAATTGTCGATCTCCCGCCAGACCTGATTGTGATAGCCCCGCATAATCTGATTAAGGTCTGCCGGTACCGGTTTGTTCGGATAAGGCATGGCCGTGTCAACATCATGGACGACGCCTTCCCCGACGTCTTGGAACATCCGGAGCAATTCGGGTTCGGCCACATTCGTCACTTTGGACAAGAGCCTGGAAACGTCTGCATTGAACAGATGAAGCTCAGCAAGTTTCTGCGCCTGCCAGTGCGTAATGTCGGAGTGTCCGGTATTCAGCCGCCGGATGATGAGACGGATGATTTCACCTTCCAGGGCGTTATAGAGGTGTGACATGTTACCGGTCCATAAGTCCAGTTGATGCGGAGTAACTTTTGGACGAGCCATTTAATCACTCCTCTTCGCCGAATAAGAGTTCCGCTTTTTTCGTGTCCAGGTTCATCGGATCCATATCCGCCTGCTCGTTCTGAATTTCTGCCAGCCACTGCTCAGCGGTCGCTTTCGGCACTTTGAACACGCGCTGGATAATCTCTACGGTAGGGATCAATCCGAATGTCTTAGCTTTTCCGTAGAATGTCAGCAAGGCGTTCCGGTCTTGGAAGACGCCATCGTCGAAATCAACACCGATGTGTTCAAATGTCGGAATCTCCCCGTCAAACAGCTTTCTGCCGTTCCAGGTCGTTGCCTTTGCTAGCTCCAAGACAGAGACCACCAGGCCCTTGATAAATTTCTCGACTTCCTGGACGTGATTGTTGCGCGTCCGGTAGGTCAGATCGTTCTCGCTCACGACTTCGGTTGCAGTTTTCATGGAGCGTCCGTCAAATGAGAACGTGCCAACCGACAGTTTCAGCTCCATCTCCAAGTTTTTCAACGTCTGGTTGATGGCGGCAATGTATTGCTCTGTCCGGATATCACTTGTGACGTCTTTGATCAGTTCATCGCCGCTGCTCATGCGCATCGACTTATAGACGTTGGTGTCCGGATCAAAAATCTGCCGTGGGGGCATGCCATTTTCCGATGGCAGCAAGTTGAGCATCTGATCGCTCACAAACACAGTGCGTTGCCCCATGCGAATTTCCCAGTTGAATTGATCAAATGTATCGTTGATTTGTTTGAGTGTGTCTTTGCTATTGTCCGTAATACCAAGACCCAGCGGTGAGTGCGGGTTGATATTGTTAAAACCGAACGGCGTCACGTAATTGAACAGCGGCCTGCTCAGTTTGGTAATTTCCGCTACCTCCGGCAAATCCTTGTACAGCTCACTTAACGGAACGCGCTTGCCAACTTCGCCTTTTACAAGGGATTTGTACAACTCATTCGTAATTACGTAAACGTCGCCACTCCATTCGTGGAATTCCAGTAGCGTGTAATATTGCTCTTTTCCATTCTCAATTTTCATGGTGACCGACTTCATGACACCTTCTGAAATGCCGTTGCTGTTGTGTCGCAAAGGATAGAACGCATTGGCTAGTGCCCAGGAAAACTCAATCTCACCCTTCGCCTGGTCGACGTATGGTCTGACCATCAAGCCACCGGTTGCATACATCGGATCTAGATATTTTGCCAGGTTTTTCTTGAAGTCGTTATGTTCAAAGACATGCTGGATGAAATCATCTGCAGACTTGTATGTGTTTTCCGGCTTTTCTTCCTGGCTGTCGGAGATAATCACTTCACATTGTTCATTGAAGACTAAGCCGGATAAAAGTTCTGAACTCAATTTAATCATGTTGATTGTCATGTATTTTCTTTTCTTCAAATCCCCCATTGAGTTGTAATACTCAACTTGTGGATAATCGCCTTTGTATTCTCGAAAATTGCGGTCGATCCTTGCGAGTTCTGCTGGATCGATGTTAATTTTCGGGTGATCGTTAATCACTTTTAATGTCTGGCCAGTCAATGCGTACCCTCCTTTCCGGAATATATTTTTAATACGCTCAATGATTTGCAAGTTCTCACCTCCTATACCTTCAATCCGAGATCTCTAGCGTTGCTCACGCACATGTAAATAAATTGGTCAACGGTATGATCATCTTCTTTGACCACCCGCGGATCGTCGGAGTTCAACGTCTTCGGATCCCAGGCGAACTTCTTGTGCTCTTCAATAAAGATTTCGTTGCTGTCCGCGTGCGGAAGCCCGGTCGGGTAAGGATTTTTGAGATAATAAAAACGCCCCTGCGCTAAAAGGTCGTGGACGTAATCGATCATATCGACTTTTTTCTGTTTGTGGACGCCGTTCAGATGCTGCCCGTAATCTTTATAGTATTGGTTTTTGAGGGCTGCTTCTGCACTGTCTATCGTCCGATTCATAATCCTTGCTCCCTTCCACATTGATTGTGTGGACGTCTTCGAGATAAAGAAGTGTAAGTCTTTTGATAGCTGACTTGGCGCTTTCTTGTCGACTTTCCCAGCAGGGCTATAATAGTAAGTGTTTAAAAGAATTACTTTGCCCTTTGCAGTCAGCCCGTAAACGCCATGCGTGGTAGCCGAGACAGCGTGTCCGCCATCCGTTGAGTAATAGAGGGCGATTACTCTATCGTCGCTAGGAAGTTCGTCTAACGGTTTAAAGAGGTTCATATTGTAGACGTTTGTGCCGAGACCGACCGGTTCGCCTAAATAGATATAGCGGTAGTAATCGAAGTCGTTGTTCTTGATCCGTTCTATATCTTTCAGCATCTGGTCCGTTACGAATCCCAGCTCGTCGTCCAGGTAACTGGATTCATGTACCAGGTAGTCTTCCTCGCCAGTCATCCGATCTGCCCATTCATTTATCCAGTGATAGGGATTGCGCGGAGGGTTATAAGACCAGAAGAACTGCACGTAGGCAGCAAGCAGATGTTTCTGTCTCATGAAGGTGACGTTCGTTTGGTCGAACTCCTCTTCACTAGCGAATTCCGCACCTTCCTCGTACCAAACGGCGATGATGTTTTCAATGTCATTCGATTTCAGCTTTTGGAAGTCATCCTGCCCGTAGAAATAGAACGTGCTGCCAGTTTTCCTGTGCGTAATCTTAAATGGAGAAACAGTGGCTTTAAATCTGCCAGACATTCCGAACAGCTTAATGGCCCACTGAATTTTGTTGAAGACGGAATCCCGGATCGTGTTGCCGACCTTGCGGATCACGACCACGTTCGCCTTTTCGCCCATCGTAATGTACAGAATCATCATGTAGACCAGCTTTAATGCGATGACGGAGGACTTAAAGGAGTTCCGGCCGCCTTTCAGGATGTTGTATGGTTTGTCGGACGTCCACACGCTCTCAAAATTCGGGTTGACGTTTTCCTGGACGTTGAAGATGACCTTTTTCTTTTCTTTAAGCATCACACTTACCCCATTTATCCACGATGACGATTTCTTCCGCGTCCTCGCCTTCCTCTTTACTGATGCGATCGGCTTCAGCTCGTGTTTTATCGATGCCCACTTGCATAGTTTCAAGTTTCAAACGGCGCTCATCAAAAGCATCCGTCATTTCTAAGAACTGCTTTACTAGATTTCGATATTCAGCCATCGCTCTCGTCTGTGCTTTGATATATGACTCATAGCGCTCATAGGCGAATGCTACTTTGTAAGTCGTCCCGCCACCTTCTATGGAAGAGTGATAACCACTCTCCTCTTTCAGATGGTCCTCAGCATCTCCGACCCACATAATCTTTTGCATCCGGATAATTGCGGAGAATTTGATTTCGATTTGCAGCCATAATTGATCAGTAAAATCCATGTCTGCCATCGCATCCATAATCTCCACTTGCTCCTCGTGCAAATACTTGCTGAACAGTCCATGCTTCCTGCTGAAGCTGTTGCGTTTCGGAAAGCTCTGTGAAGGGCTGGGGTTACCACTTCTCTTTTGCTGCCGCTGCTGCTTTCCATTCTTTTTCTTCGTTGCAACACTGCTGGTACTTCCGGAACGTTGCGTTGCATCGTTGCGTTGCCATTTTTCGCGATTCTTTCGGCTGCGGATCGTGGCATCTTTTAAACCGTGCTTTTCAGCTAATTCCTTGAAAGTGATTTCGCTTGATTCCCATTCGTTTCGTACTGCTTCCCAATTCACTTCACTTCACCACACCTCCGAAGACGTAATAAAAGACCTCGAGGGGCCTTGTTTTTTGTTCGTATCATATGGGGCTGATGGAGGGAATTAGCGCATCGCACGCATCCCCTCTTTTATTCTCCCCTTCACATATGCAGACTTCGTAAGACAAAAACGGAAAAATAAATTCAAGAAACAATTTTTTTCACTTTTATTCGGGCACGTTCGATGTATTTTTGCGCCGTGCCTTTCTTAATGCCAGCCTCCTTTGCGACTTCCTCCACACTCATCTGCTGGGTCGTGTGAAGGAGATAGCACTGCCTTTCCCTCGTAGACAGCACCGCTAAAACGTTTGTGATCTTGATGCGCTGGTATGGGGTCAACCGAAGCTGATGATCATTGATATCCAATTGCTCTGCAATATCCGGGATAAAATCCATCGTTTCAAACATCATCTTCTGATACACCGCCTTTTTATCGATTCCTTGATAAACATTAGGTTGTCGACCCGAGCGAAGCCATTCGATGGCGTATTCCATATCGGCGATCATGTCTGTGACCAATCGAATATCCACTTCATTGACAACTGCATCTTGCTCCAGTAATTTCAGCTTTTTATTTAAGTCCGATTTCCCGCGTCGGTATTCTTCGATCAAACTGTCAGCCCATCTATCCATCACGCGATCCCCCTCTTTCTGCAGGAAATAAAAAAAGAGGACACCAAAACAGCGCAATGCTGTAAGGTGTCCTCCAGTTGACTGGTGGGACTAATTATTATTCAATTCAATAGTTCTTTTGCCTCTAAGCTTCTTATTAGCAATATTATATGAAATTGATACCTTATCGCCTGTTTTATAAGGTATGTCTTCTAAATTAAAATTCGCCCTAGCCTTGAGATAAAACATTTGTTTTGGGCCAATGTTTAAGTGTCGAACCTTGTCGAAATACTTAAACATTTGGTCACTCCTTAGAGAAGCCGCATCTTCAATCTCTACCTCATAATCCTTGGATTCTGAATGTATTACAAATTTCAAATCGTATATAGCTCTCAAAACTTCGGAAGTATTCTCAAAAAGAATGCCGCTATTTATATCATAACCTACTGTGTGGGACCTACCATCCCCGCTTGGATCAGGCCCTAAATATCTTTCATTAGCTTTGTCCTTGAAATAATCTACGTGTGGTTGTACTGTTCCCCAGTTTTTAGTGATAACGTTAATTCCTAAAGAGAAAATAATCCCTAGCAAAACTCCAATAACTCCTTGAAATTCTTTAAGGTACTCCAGTAGTATCAAAAATCCACCCCCTCATCAAAATTCACACGCTTCACTTTCCCCTTGTAAGTGACGATGCTCGTTTCTGCATGGGCAGGAAGTTCGACCAGCTTCACTTTGCCCTCCGAGATGATGAGAGCACAATTTATAGGTAATTCCATTATATCCAATTTCAGTTCACCTGTCTCTGAAATTTCCACTTCTTGCAACCTCATTCTCCAGCCCCCTTACAGTCCAAACATGCCGCTATCCCTGCTTTTAATAATCCCGCGCTCCGCATGGTCGAACACAAGAAGCGCAATCTCCGATGGACGGCGCTTCATCTTCTTCGCGATGTTCTGCAGGCTGATCTCGGCTTCCCACAATTCTTTGAAATCTGCAAGCTCGTCTTCCTCAAAGACAAGGTCCAGCTTCAAATCATCATCTTCGAAAAGGAAATATCCCATGTCTCCACCTCAATCCGAGTCCTTTTCTCCCCATTTCACCACATACACTTCTTTTTCAACCTTCTCGATCTTCACCTGAACACCTTCCTGGTAGCCAGTATCAAATCCATATTTCTTCCCTCGGTTGAAAGAGACGCCATTGCTGACACCTAGTATCACAGCAAACAAAACAGCTACGAACACTGCCCAAAGAATTGTTTCTAATATCATTTCCTCACCCACTCCTTCCCTTTTCGCTCGATGACGACCAGCTCTTTCCCATACCGCCGCTCGAACAGCTTCTGCCGCAGCGGGAAGTCCCGGCTAACAGGACCGCCCTTGATATCGATCACCTCTTCAAACCCATCGATATACGTCACCCGAAAATCTGCTGTGTACCCGATTCCCGGCTTCTCCCGCCTGCCAACGCCTTTACACAGCCGACAGTTGACAGGGTTGCCTGTGCGTGCGCTAGGGAGCTTTCCGGTGCCGCTGCAACGCTTGCACTCGACTTCGTAGCGATCGACGAGCTGAAAGGCCGGCTGCAGTTCGATGTCCTTTACCGCCTGGTCCTGCTTTAAGTATTTGTAATAAGCCATTTCTGTAAGGGAATCGAATTCATGCCCATCGTACTCGGCCTTTTTGGAAATATACTGCCGGGCTTGTCGCTTTGCGCGTGGTCTACTATTTCGCAATGGATCACCCCTTCACTTCAATTTCAACAAGCGCTGATATTCTTCCACAATCCGACGATCCGTCATGTCCGCATAATAGACCGAGGGGCGCATATTCATGATGGACAACGTTTCAATCATGGCTGCTCTGTCCTCAGCGGAGAGTCCCGGCTCTTTCATTCCTTCCCCTCCAAATCACTGTTCTTCACAAACGTCCCACCGACCATTCTTCCCTGCCGGTCTTTGATTTCGCTCCAGGCAAGTTCAGCGCATTTCTCTAAAGACGTGCCCAGTTGCTGCGCCATAATGGAAAGGACGACGAACATATCGCCGATTGCATCCTCTGCGTCTTTCTGGTTTTCTCGCAGGAGCGCCCGGCATAATTCGCCGTATTCTTCTCCAAGCTTCACCGACTGAATGAGCGGATCCGCTTTTGCCAGTCCGCGTTCTGTTGACCATTCTTCCACTCTCTCCACCAATTCAGTAACCATGTAATTCCGCCTCTTTCCTTAATCGATTTACTTCTTTCCGCAGCGTTCGCGCTTCTTTGATCGTCGCTGGATACACCGTTTTGTAATAATTCACTTGACTTTGCAGCATGCGCTTTTCTTCTTTCGCCCGATCCAACGCGTTTTTATAGTCAAGTAACGCTTCCACAAGCGACACCGGGAGCGTGACCGTGTTGTGATACGGTCGTTTACTGATGCATTTTTGGATTTCTTGCAGTTGGGTCATGATGTTGTCTCCACTCCTTCCAGGAGCCGGAACCGATTGCCTTTCTTGAGTGCAAGCATTTGCTGGTAAGTCATGTCATCACCCTTCTGCGTTTGTCCTCCGCTTTGCGCCCAGTAGCAGATTCGTATTTTCTGCGGCGATTGCGCGTGTTCTCCGCACGGTGATCCAAGATGTAACGGCTGCCGCTGATCTCTACGACCGATGGTTTCCCGCCGCTTGTTTTGGCGATGGTGACGATCGGGCGGTAGCGGTCGCCTTTTTGCCGTGTGTCGCGGTTCACGCCGCCACCTCCCCAACTGGATGCTCGTTGATCAACGCAATTGCCTGCTCCCGGTCCAAGCCGCTCACCTGCTGCAGCATGTCCAGGTTCTCCGCGAATTGCCGTTCCAGTTCCTCGTCGTTGCAGCCGGCCTGTTGCCATGCCCCGGCAAGAAATATAAGGTTTCTGATGAATTGATTCATGTGGGTTCCTCCTAGATTTTGATTTGTCGGATCCGTTTGTCCGAGGTGTCTTGAAAATCAATCAGCGCCATCGTCGCCTGCAAACGGCTGACCAGTTTCGCGTCATACATCTGCACGAGTTCCGGTTTTGTTAGATTTGTCGTCACGAGCGTGCATTTATCCTGCCTGGCGTTGGCGATGGCATACAGAACGCGCAACGTGAAGTCCGTGGCCCGCTTCGTGGTGCCGGTGCCGCCTGTTTCTGCTCCGAGGTCATCCAGTACAAGGAAATCCGCTTTCGACAATAATTCGACAAAGTAGTATTCCGTGTATTTGCTTTCCTTGTTGTCAAAACTGTTCCGGATCCGCAGAAGCATTTCATCAACGCTGACGAAGATGCACGATCGGTCCTGCTCTCCGGCTTCGTTGAGATTTCTGAGAATACTCATGGCCAGATGGCTTTTCCCAACTCCCGGAAGTCCCGTGAACCACGCATTGAAAATCTCGCCGCGGTTGTATTTCTGAAAAATCTTCACCGCTCGCTCCTTATTGGCAGCTTCTTCAGCTTCGGCTGTTTCGTAATTGCTGAAAGAAGCCTGGAATAGATCCGTGTTGGTCAAGACGCTCTTCTCTTCAAGCGCCTTATAATTCTTCCGAGTCATCGCCCGCCGGATCTTCTCTGATTCTCGCTGCGAGAGCAATTCATTTTCGCGGTCACGTTCACAGATCGGGCAGATTTCTTTGCCGTCAACAACAATCACTTCGACTTTCTTTCCGCCGTGCAAATCGCATTGCTTACCAGCTGATGCCAGAAGTGTCGTTTGATTTTTGAGGAACTGGCTGATGGGCTCCATACGATCTCGCTCCTTTCGGTTTTCTGGAATTCGGATTGTTCAAGATGGCCCGAACGTATTTCAGGTTACGAGCGCCATTCAGCACCGCTTCTTTCATCGCTGCTAAGACCCGATCTTCGCCAAAGCTGTCTACAAGATCACCGAGCTGTTCCCCAACGAACGAGCTGAGGGTTCCGAATCCTTCTTGCTCGAAGAAACGGAAAGGATTGATAGGCGCGCGCGTTTTATCATCATCTTCTTTTGTTTCGTTTAGTTTTGTTTCGTTTAGTAATGCAGAAGTATTGTCGGAAGGACTGTCGGAACCATTGCCGGAAACACTGTCGGCTAGTTTGTCGGTAACTGTTACCGACAAGTCTATTAATTGGTACAAAGCTGACTGGTTTCCCTTCCTCGATTTGTACTCAAGATAGCCTTTTAAATTCAATTCATTCCGGGCGTTGGTTACACTTTTCTCTGACAATCCAGACTTAATACGTAACACCGATACAGCCACCGAGAACTCATTTCGCCATCCAGTTTTATTGTTTACGTGCACTAGAGCGTGCCATAAGGCAATTGCGGATGTGCTCAGCGGGTTCGTTTCGAGCCGATCATAGAACGCATTAAGTAATTTGATGTAATTCACGTGTTCACCGCCTTATTTAACAGAGAAGGGAGAAAAGCTGCTCCCCTCTCCGCGGGTCTTATTGCTGATCCATTAATTCTTTAGCAGAAGGCTTCTTGTCTTTTTTCGGCTCTTCCGCTGGCACGAGTTCCGGTTCTTCTTGTCCGACCTGCGGCATCTCAATCAAATCGTAGTCCGGCGCTTCGACAAACACGTCGTTGTCTTTCGGTGTGATGTCCCGGATGTTCCGTCCTGCCCCTTCGTCGTAAGCAACTTGCTGCTGGACCTCAACAGAGATTGGCAGGTACTTCCACATGTGCCGCACAACCGTTTTCTTTGCCATTTCCTCGTAGTCAGTCGTCCACGGGGAGTAAGAGGAATTTCCGGCCTTCGAGCGGCTTCTGCGCTTATCGATGTCCGTCTTGCTCATGAATTCGAACTGATGGCCGCCATCTTTGAAGTGTGCAACGGCATAAGCGCCGATGAACTTCCCACGGTCGGCTTCCATTGTCGGGCGGTGTACCAACTTCGCTTCCAGTCCAAGCTCGTACTCGAAATCATCGTTTTCATGTACCGCGTGCGAATAGATGGACTGGATGTGACCCGAGCGTCGTGCCAGGTCAATCATCCCTTTATAGCCAATAATAAATTGCACCTCCGTGATGCCTTTCTTATTGTTTTTGAATGGGAGCAAGTAACATTGCCCGAGAAGTCCTGGTTCCAGTCCGAGTTGTGCAGCCTGCATGACAGCGCCGAGAAGGCTTCCCACATCCGCTTCTTTCAGTTGAGGCGTCGTGCGAATCGTAGTCATCGTGAGTCGTGTGAGGCGGTCGATGTCCATGTGTTTCGGGAGTGCTTCTGCCATTGCCGGTGCCATTTGCTTGATGTAATCGTCAATCGTCTTTGCTTTCGGAGCTCCGACTTCGTTTTTCTTGACCGTTTCTTTGAGTGATTGATTAGTTGCCATTATTGTTACCTCCTAGTTTTCGACTTTCTTGATCCGCAATGTGCGGGAAGTCGTTGTTTTGGTGTACTGTTCTGCCAGTTCCGGTCGTTCTGCTTTCAGCCGCTTCGAGTCGATGGTCTTCCGTTCGGCCGCCTTGTAGGTGACCTGGTATTTTGGCGACACGCCCTGCGCAGCTTCTTCCAGTTCCATCTTCAGCTGATTTTCGTACTTGTCTTTCAGGATTTTGAGCTCGTCCATTTCCCCTTTGACGGCTTCGAGCGCTTTGAGCAATTGGTCTTCTTTCTCCGTCAGCATGATCGTCTCCCCGTTGTCTTCCGGATAGAGCTTCTTAAGCAATTCGCCTGCAGCCGGACTGCCATCGATTGGCGGCGGGTTGTGCGCTAGGACATTGTTTTCCCAGAAGTCCTTTTCGCGCTCGATGAGGATGTCAATCAGTTCCTCGTCCCGCTCGACCTCTTTCCAGACAAACTGATTGCCGCCGATCAAGACTGCAATGTATGCCTTCTCGTAACCCGTCACCGCCATGTAATGCTGCAGTTGGCACAGATATGCTGCCGGGACGCTCTCGCCCTCCCAGTCCGCTAAGTTGTAGGCGGATGTGGTTTTGCATTCGAGCAGCGCCTTTTCGCCGACGACCACGCGGTCTAAGTTTGCGATCATGAATTCGTGCTCCGGGTGGATCAGCATCTGATTGCGCCGGCGTACTTTCTTGCCGCTCCGCTTTTCAAACTCCGAAGCGACTAGGTCTTCGAGTAAATTTCCGAAGTAAACATATTCGTTATCCACTTCTTCGTAATACTCACCGACCTTCTCAAGATAAAGCTGAAAGGGAGACTTCCACTTGTTCACACCAAGCAGGACAGCCGCTTCGCTTCCCCCAATCCCTCGAGAGCGAAGGGCGAGCCATTCTTCCCGGCTCATATCTTTCGTATTGATCGTGACCATAAAACCCCTCCTATTGAATTTTTGAGGGTTCCGACATATAATGGAGAAAGAATATGTTTGTCAGAACCCGAAGTCGCTGTTGCTGCAGCGGCTTTTTTCATTCCCGAAATTCCGGAAAGCTGTACATGTACTTATAACGGCTCCATTCACCGTATGGCATGCCGTCCGGCCACTCATTGGCTTCCACCGCCTCGCGCATTTCTTCTTCGAAGCAGTCGTCGCATTTGTCCGGAAAGCCAGCTGGATCGGCAGCGAGGAAATCACCGCATGTTTCACAGAAGATTCCTTCCAGGACCATTTCAGCATGTTCGTCCATTGTGTTCACCTCTCACCATTCAATTCGCAATCCACTTTCTTCAAAAGTTACTGTGAAACCGTGCATTCTGAAAAGTGTTGCAGCCATTAACCCGTGTCTCGTGCTGCCATCTCCCACATCGTCGTATGCAATCAGGATGTACTCTAATCCCTGATTGGCAGTCGTAAACATCTTGCCACGCATCTCAGCCATTTCTGCACCCTTATCGAACGCTTCTAAATCATATGCAGATTGTCCTTGCCCGTATTCCATTTCTTCACCTGCCTTCCTGATGGTTGAATCCCATCAAGAAACTCAGGGGGGAGGAATTACCGGCCAACCAAACCGTCACTATCCTGAGCTTCTTGACAGGAGCCAAAGCTCCCGTATAATACGAAGTAACATTCTTTTTTTGTTTTCGGCCGACTGACTGGACCTCAGTCGGTTTTTTTGTTGTCATTTTTCAAGACGCTCCCCACTTGCATGCCGAGCAGGAAGATGATCAGTGCCGAAAAGAAAATCAATCCGTAGATGTGTAGTGGCTCGCCATATTCGATCATTCAATCCATCCCTTCACTTTCCAAGTTGGCAAGAGCGCTTTAATACGATCCATGATAGAAATTTTGTATTCTTTTTGAAGCTGTTTCAGCAAGTTGTCGATATGGATGCGTGCTTCGATCAATTCATCCATCATACTTCGGACGCCTAGCCGTTCATTTTCATCAATCATGCTAGGCGGTTTCGCCAGACAAACGTTCTGAATCCGTTCGAGTGCTTCTTCGATCTCTTTCTTTGCGTATGCTTCCAATGTCATCCGGTGCTGTTCAACAAAACGCCCTCGCAGGACTGGTGACGTGAACTTGCTTGAGAACTCATACAGAATGTCCATCGTGTATTCCGGATTGTCGTACAAAGCAATAGACTCTTGTGCAATGTCGGCTTGCATTGTGCGTCGCTCATTCTTTATGTGACTAATCAATTGCGGAGAAACATTGAAGTCGATGGCCAACTGCTCCCCCGTCGCTTCTTCTGTTTCCATCAGCCGGTTGATTGCTTTTCCGACCATGGCTGATTTTTTGATATTCATTATTTGTCCTCCTTTTTGTATTGGGAATGTGATTTTTATATACAGAGAAATTTCGTAGAATGGAGTTAAGTAAGAGAGACAAGACCTCGCCTTATCCCTCCGCTTGCTCCCTCAACCACGTCAGCAGAAATTCTTCTGTCTCTCTTGCTGGCATCAGCCACTTCTGGCCAATCTTAAATTTCGGGAAATCTGGGTGGTAGAACAATCGATCCAGAATGAACGAACGGCTCATGCAGGTCTGCCGTTCTAGCTCGTTCATATCCCAGAAAGTGTGCCGGTGTTCCAATTGCTTTAACCGACTCTGTAACTCCTCCCGGATCATCGCCTCGATCTGATCGTTATTGATTTGCAACTGCAGTAATTGACCCACTTAATTTCCTCCCTTCTTGATGACTCCGCTGGACAATGCGAGTAAGGCTTGGAGTTTTGCGGTTTTGCGTTTCATTGAATCCCTCCCTACCAAACTGCTGATCGTTATTTCTCTCTTCTGTTAAACTATTTACAGAAGGAGGTGTAAAAATGGAATACAATAACATTGTTCGAGTTGTTGCTACATCCAATGAAAAAGAAGCGAATCGGATGCTTGAAGCCGGATGGGTATTGTTATCTTCTGGCTTCTGTAGAGGCGAAGTTCCCGGATACGACTACCACTCATATTCTTTAGGTCTACCAAAAGACGTTGCAGCGTCTATAGGCGACGATGAAGATGAAGATGATTACGGATTCTAAAGCTTCGTAAGGATGTAAATGAAACCTCTTCCAGTGGGTGTGGAGCTCCTAACGTCTGTCAGCTTCCACCCGCTCTTCAGTAAAAGATTTGTTTGATCTTCGCTTGCGCAGTGAACTCTCATTTAATCCCCTCCTTTCTTAAACCGCTGATTAGTTTCTCTCTTCTGTTAAACTGACTACAGAAGGAGGTGATCATATTGACTGAACTTAAAGGTGAAACTAAACCCGAATTAGTCTCGACAATTACCGGGAATTGGTACAAATTCGAACGCTCTCCACAAGTAGATTTATTGCTGGATTTGCCGAACAAAATGATTCTTGGGGTGTCCACATCCATTTCAAGTATTGAGTGTTATATCCCGGGATCCGATGATGTTTACTACTACGCCGGAGACTTGAACTTCAAGCAGACTGAGACTTCGTATTCAGTCGACTTTCACGGGCGCTCGATTGAATCGTTGAGTTTTAATAACGAAAAAATTCAAGTGCCTTCGGGCAGTGATGCTTTAAGTGATGTGCGAATCGGACTGGATGTAGAAAAATCAATAAATTGGTTTAAAAACAGCAAGTTTTAAATTCTCAGTTCCGAAGCTCCGTTATCGCTAGTAGCGGGCTTCGGGATTCATTACCTTCTCCAGCGCCTTCTTCATTTCAAGAAGCATTCTTTCGTGTTCGAAATCTCCTGCAGTTTGTTCATGCTTCAGTTTTCGGTTCTCTCTTTCGAGTTCTTCGATTCTCGCTGCCATGCGTGATATTATGCCCTGATTCACCTACCCCCCCTCCTTCCTTAGACTGCTGACTTCTTTTTCTCTTTAGTTACCTTTTCGGTAATTATTTCTTCAAAAAAAAGCTTCTTGATTGGTGTCTTGAGGACATAAGCAATTTTTGCAATGTCTTCAGCGCTCATTTTTCTGATCCCTTTCTCTTTGTAGTAGTACGCTTGATAGCCTTCGTAACCTAAGAGCTTAGACATTTCCTCGATAGATAGACCTCTTTCGATGCGGAGTTCTTTGATGAGCTCAAGATTAACGACCTCTTTTCCAGTCATTCTTAACACCCCTTCCACTTACCTTTTCGGTAACTTAACTTAATCATAAATTACCTTTTCGGTAATGTCAACTATTTTATTACCTTTTCGGTAATTTTATTTATTACCGCATTGGTAAATGATAAGATAATAATAAATTATAGTTTTAGGAGGATTAGAATGTCACTAGGGAGAAAGATTAAGCAGCTCCGAGATCGCGAAGGGTACCAACAAAAAGACTTCGCTACTAAATTAGGCGTGTCCAATGTTGTTCTGTCCCGTTATGAATCGGATGAAAGGAAGCCTGACTACGACACCCTCCTAAAAATAGCCGACTTATTTGAAGTAAGCGTCGATTACTTACTTGGTAGAACAGAAAAGACGGAATTAAATGAGGATGAAAGAACCAGAAATCATTACATGTCCAAAATCAGTTCGGAATTTCCTGACATGGAATTGATGTTTGATGAAATGGAATCCTTATCCGCAGAAGACATGCAGGAAGTTTATGAGTATATTAAGTTTAAGAAGAGTCAAAAGAGGTGAAGGGGTGAAAGTCTGTGAGGAAACTATTCCTAGTTTTGTTTGTATCTATATCGCTCGCTGGATGCTCTTCGAATGAAAATTCAGCAGAAAGCGTAGACTTAACTGCCGAAGATGAAAGTCAAAAGCATGAAGATATTTTACCCATCGGCATTCTTGCTTATGCTGAACAAATTACAGGAAAATATATAATGACTGACATGTATGAAGATGGAGAAGAAAAACAACTGCAACTGTTAACTAAAGCTTCTATAGATGTAGAACTTGCTATGATAGAATTGGAAGCAGACTATGACCCAGATATTCCCGCAGTCAAAGATTTAATTGAGTTAGCTGTCAGCGTTGACAACGCTTTAGATGAAATGATTATTGGAGAATTCAGCACTAAATATGACAATTCTGTAGAGGCTGGCCAATTACTAGGTGAATTATCAAGAAATTATCTTGACGGCGAACTTCCTCCGACGGTTAAGGCTTTTACCGAAAAAGAAAGCGCAAACGATTAAATTTGGGTGTACTTAGTACGCCTTTTCTTTCAATCATAAAAAGAACATACGTTCCCAATTGGAGGTCATTTCTTGTACACGCATCTGGAGGACTACATACACGAGCTGTATAAATCGATTGGCATCGCCAATCCGGAAGACCTGAACATGTTGCACATAGCCAAAAAGTTAGACGTTGAAATCACATACAGCAACAGAGCATTTCGATTTGATAATGAAATTGTCATTCGCAGAGGAACCAAAAGTGAGGAATGGTTGATGTTCGGCCATGAGCTCTGTCATTACCTCAGGCATAGCGGCAATCAATTGAAGATGGGCAAGTTGTTTGTCGATCTGCAGGAATGGCAAGCGGATAATTTTATGTATCATTTCTGCATTCCTTCCTTCATGCTTCGAAGGATGAATCTGCCCGATAACGAGCGCGACGCCGTCTGGCTGCTCCAGGAGGTGTATGGCGTGACTGCTGAGTTCGCGCAGAAGCGCCTGCAACAATACATGCAGAATCTAATTTATCGATAGGAGGAGAAAATAGTGAAAAAGAAAAAATACATTCAGTTACATCCCAATGAGCCCAGAAAACAGCCGAACTATCATTTGACCGGCATACCGATAATGGGAAAAATCAAAGAAATGGATGGGAAGCTGTTCACTGAGATTATCGGGTACCGTATGCCATCCAACAACTCGATCAGCCTTGAAGAGTCCAACCCGGAAGAAGAACTATGAATTTGTATATTAAATCGTCTTGCGATATACATGACAGTCGTAAATCATGAATTTAAAGGAGGGATTGTGATGGCAAGTTTCCGCAAGAGGGGCAAGACGTGGCAATATAGGATTCGCGTGAAAGACCCCTATACGAATAAAATGCGCGAATTTACCGAAGCTGGATTTAAAACGAAGGGAGAAGCGAAGCAGGCCTCGCTTGATCGAGAACGGAAGATTATGAATGGTATGGAGCTCGGAGAAATTGTATTCGCTGACTTTGCTCAACACTGGCTGGACAACCACGTCAAAGGGAAATTGCGGCCGAATACGTATCGCACTTACCGGAACGCACTCGAAAAACATGCAATTCCATACTTCGGCGTGATTACGCTCCGAAAACTTACCCCGAAGAAGTACCAGGAATTCATTGATAGCCTTACCGAAAAGAATTTATCGATTGAATCTGCCAGGCGAGTCCATAACGTCTGCTACCAAGTATTCAAGCGAGCAATTATCTATAAGTACTTGGTCAGTAACCCCGCGCAAGATGTTCATATCCGGAAAAACGAAACAACCGATCTGAAGTTCCTAGATCCTTCCTTCCTCTCGTCGTTTTATAAACAGGCATACAAACGTGGGCAAATTTATGGCTTGTTTTTCAAATGCTTGTTTGAAAGCGGTTTGCGAAAAGGTGAAGCGGCTGCATTGCAATGGTCTGATATTGATTGGAAGGAAGGCACCTTGAATATCACCGAGACACTGGACTTTCAGCCCGAGGAAGGCGATCCATTATTGGGACCGGTTAAGAAGTTAGCCTCCAAGCGAATCGTTAAAATGAGGAAATCATTCATGATTGAACTGCAGGAGCATTTGAAATACCAAAATCAGCGAAAGTTATACTTAGGAGATGCCTATCGCCATGATCTGAACCTCGTTTTCTGCCGAGACGATGGGACGCCGCTGCCGAAATCCACATTGTACAATGCGTTTAAGTCGTGTTTAGAGAAAGTTGGGGCACCGGTACTCCCTATCCACTCCACTCGTCACACACATGCAGTTATGCTGATCGAAGCCGGCGCTGATATGAAGTACATTCAGGAGCGATTGGGTCATGGCAGTTTCGCTATTACGAGCGACACATACAGTCATGTTTCGAAAACGATAGAAAAGCGTTCAATCGATAAATTTGAGGATTACATGCAGAATTTAAAATAA